GATCGCTTCTTTGGCAAGGTCTCTTTCACCGAAGACCAGATCAAGCGGGCGTTCTTTGCGTGCTCTTCTAAAAACCTTGTCAAGCTGTTCATTCCCCGCGGCCGTCCAGACGGCAAGCCAATCGCGGCCAAATTGCGAAATAATCAAGCTCACCTCTTCGCCGACCGCGAGCACCTCATTCCAAGAAAGCACACTCTTCACAATGTACGAAGGCCCGCTTTTCTCGGCGCGTACATACTCCTTAATGCGCCTTTGATACCTTTTTCGGGCTTCTCTTAGATATGCATGAATCGAGCGCTGCAAACGCCTCTCGGCGGGCGCGTGTGTCTTCTCTATCCAACTGCGCCAAGAACGATCCCGAACATCTTTTGTAAGGCGCTTCTTCTCTTCGTTGATCAATTTTTTCATGTACGACTCACCGCGATCGCCAATCACAAACCATTTGATCTGTGCGACCGTGCCCGCCAATCGAAAGTCTTTGAGGTGGCGGGCCGCCCACGCTTCGCGCTTTTTGATCGCCATCTCTTCGGTTTCGGTTTGTGCCTTTTTGTCTTTGCGTGTAACGATTGGCAAGAGCCGCCGATACTGATTGTTGCCTTCGATGTTGCCGCCGCGCTTCCATATTTGCGGCCAGTTCTCTTTGAGATCCTGCGCGAAATCGGGATCGAATGTTGGATACGAACTATTGCGCATTGATATGATTTGATCGTCGCCTTGCTTTGGAAAATTGGTGATCGCCTTGTTCTTGTCTTCGCTCTCCCAAGGTGCCGCCGGTGCCTCTTCGTCGAATCGCTTATAAAGGCCTTTGATAACCTCATAAAGACGTTCTTTGTCTCTTTGCGTCGCACCGCTCAAATTGTAGTAACCGGCCCCGAATTTGGGCTCACCGCGCACCGAGGATCCGGCCGCAATCACACCTCTAAAAACAATCTTGAGTTCGTTACCTATCATCTTTGCGATTGGCAAACGGTATTGATCCGGCTCTTCGGATCCGCCTCGATTCACAAAGAGAAATGCTTTGCGGTAGCGTTGCATGTCGTCGTCTTCGCCAAGGATCTTTCGGGCTTCGCGTTTTGTAAAACCCCAATCTTGATCTTTTGGTGCAAGCTCAAGCCCGCGCCAACCATAGATCAAATGCTTTTGCTCTTTGTCTTCGTCGTCTTCGGCACCTGATAGCGGATGATCTTTTGGAAGCAGGTCGGTGTCATATGGCTTTCGCCTATATTTGCCTGTGCGAAGCGCATATAATAGACCATTGACGCGCCCCATTGCCCACTGTGCCGCGCTTGAAACGCTCGGGCGAACCGAAGCAGGGTTTGAATTGTACGCAGCGAGGCCGCGGTGATAAGACACCGCCAAATAGTTACCGCTTGTTAGTCTCTTTTTGGGGTTGTCGCCGTATTCTTCGTTGTGATCCTTAGCCTTTTTCTTGAGCGTCTTTTGCGTTGTTTCGTTTAAAGCCGCCATCGCTTCGGCGGCGTTTGACTTTTTTCCGAGGTCTTTCCCGTCCTCCTTTAGCATAGAGCGCAACAAGAGATCCAAAGCGCGAACATTTTGCCCTTCTTCGTCGCCTACATCGTCGGCGGGATCTTCTCTTTGGTCTTCTGGTATGATCGGCGCGTCTTCGAGGTTCTCATAGGTGTACGCTTGATCGGCCGGCATCCCGTTCAAAATATGCTTCGTTACGCGGTCGAGCTGCGCATCACGTACACTTTGCAATGCTTCGACGCCTGAATAATCGATCTCTACTCTAAAAGAAGGATCAAACCGGCGGGCGATCTGCGTGAGAAGGTGCGCCAATTTCTTTCCGCGTTTGGTTTGCACCTCCCAGTAGTTCATGGCGCTCTGTCGGCTGGTTGCGTAGTTCGCTGAATCCGGTATACCAAGGACGGTCGGAGGTACACCAAAGACCGCCGAGATCGCTTCTCTTGTATAGTCTCGCACCGCTTGGAACTCTAGATCGCGCGGCGACACCTGTAAAGGATCGATCTTTACCTGTCCCGAGAGCACCATTGCGCCGCCTTCGTTTGACATACCGCGGTATGCGTCGAGTATTGCGCGCCTTTGGTCATAGTCCCATATATCCGCCTCATCTGCGGGCGAAATAAGTATGTCAGGCCGGCCTTTTCTGGAAGCATCGGCGGCGAGCTTTTGCGCGCTCAGGTCGGCGGATATTTCTCTTTGTAGCGGCTGAATACCGCCGAGGCCGTAAAGCGCATCAACACCGGATCCCCAGCTTGCATTTTGCGCAAACACAACGCGCTCGATCGGGTACTCAACGGTCTGCCCACTATCGGAGAACTCGAAACCTTTTATGCCCAAAATCGGATCGGTTATGATTTTGGTTTGTTCGGGATGTAGTCGAAACAAAGAGGCGGGCGTATCGGTCGGACCTGCGAGCAGTATGTAACACCCGCCGGTCAACATGAGATCGACAATCAATTGTTCGCGCAAAGAAAACCCGTCAATATAGGTACTCGGTTGCTCAATCAGATCCAAGAACGGATGCTCTTCGATGATTGTGGCGTCTTTTCCTTTGCCTCGTATGAGCTTGACAGGAAGCGCGGCGAGGTCTTGCGAAGCTCTGGAAACGGCCGCAAAAACATAGCCATGCGAAGCGAATGCGGACATCGAAATGCGTGCCGAGTATGGATTCGATTGGCCTTGTGGCTTTGCCCAGTTCGCGCCGTGCGCGGGCCGTTCGGGTTTCTCTTCTTTGCGGTACAGCGCGCGAACAATGCGCCCCAATAATGTTAATTGCTTTGCCGGTAGATCCTTTGACATACTCACCTCTCAAAGGCTAATATAGCACGTTTTGAGAGAAAATAAAAAGGCCCGCTCAAAGGCGGGCTTGTTTGGTCGCTGCGGTTTTGATTATGCTTCTTTGTTTTCTGGTTCACTTGCTTCATAGAGTTCTTTCTTTAGTGCGTGCATTGCTTTTTGAATGTCTTTTACTCTATCATATACGCTGTCATGTTCTGTATTTTTTAGACTGTAATAGTCTGCACCAAGATCGTATAGTTGATACTCTATATCATTAAGCATCTTTGTGAGATTGCGATTAAATTTGAATACTTGTTCTCTATTAAGCTTTGGCTGTTCTTTACTCATTTTTTTTTCCTTTGTTTTGTTGTTTGGTATAATGATTATACCATTACAGTATATTGATAGCAAGCAAAACAAAGAAATACTTTGCATTTATTTTCAAGATATTTTTAATTTCGCTCTCTCATGCGCTGTAAAGCCAATTCAAACAAAGAATCATTGAGATCAAAGACGATCTGTATATCATCAAAAGACAATGCATCATCCCGAATAATTGCAAACAAGAGATCGTCGAGTTCGCATTCGGTGACGCGCGCCTTATATGCGGTGATGAGGTTTCGAAGCGTTGCGCGGTGTGTGTTCGCTTCGTCTTGCAATGGCCGGATCAAGTGCATACAGTGATGCAATTTTGTTATCGAGCGAAGGATCGCCGCCTCTATTTTTTCCATATCAATCATTAAAGAGTTTGAGTTGCGCATTCTCTCTCTTATACTCTTGACGCGCCCACTGCAAACGGCCTTCGATGATTGGCAGGTATTCGGCTTCTCGCTCTATCAAGATACATTCAAAGCCTTCGAGGATCGCCGCCGCGCCGGTTGTGCCGCTACCACCAAACGGATCGAGGATAACCGATCCTTTCTGGCCACCGATAAGACGACAGCACCAACGCATGAGCTTGATTGGCTTCACTGTCGGGTGAAAGTTCTTGATCCCTCCTTGCATTTCTCCGACATCAACCCAAACAGGATCCTTACATTGACATGCGCCACTCACATTGACCGCCTGTCTTCCGCATTTCTTACACCGCTTCATTCCATAAACCCGCGCAGTACGACCCGCGCCCGCTCTTGGGTTATCCATACCCGCAGATCCTTCTTTACGCTGTACGGCATCGGCGCCGCTCTTGGCTTTGAGATGTGACAAACCTGCCTCCCTTTCGGATCGTGATGCCTTGGCGCATTGATAGAGGTTTGCAGGCCATCGGCCTTTCTCTGAGACATTACTAATCAAATACTTAGATGTGTTTTTCTGCATTCTGCTTAACCCTTCATTCTTATGTCCATAAGCAGAATTTAAAACAGGCTCTTTTTGTATCTGCTCGCTTTGAGGCCCCACCCAACAAGGATCGCCATAACCAAAGCGACACGCATCTATATTGAGCGCACCGGTACCATGTTTCAAAACATTTTGCGCAATCGTCAATCCTTTTTCGAGCGGCTTGCGTGCAAGTAGCGCAGGTTCAACGGCAGGTTTCAAAGCGGTACCAAAACCATTCCATCGCTCGGCCTCTTTGGTTGCGGGTTTTGTTATAGTGCCCGCTAATTCGCTTTTTTTCGCCCTATTGTATATTTCGCCTGTACCAATGCCCGTATTGTTTGGATTTCTTCTTAAAAAGTCGTCGTCATATCCTATAACCTCACGCACCGCGCCCGCCTCACGATCGATCGCTTTGCTTAT